TGCTTATATTTTGCATAACTGTCTTCTTATTTCTTCACATTCTGCTTCTAGTATGCTAATATCAACATCTACCTTGAGAAGTGTTAATTCGTTAAAATAGTAAGTGTGATCCATTGTTTTCGCTAAGTCTATTAATTTCTGTAATCTTTCTGAGTGTCTATGCATTTAAAGTGTATTTAATTACGCCGTAAGCAACGTAAATGAAAAATATTATTAATGTTATAAAGTAAAAATGTTCTGGCTTTATCTTCTTCATATTAGTTTATTTTATCGTCTATTATTTGTATTAACCAACGCCACCATGAGCGTTCCATTTTTAGTACTACAACATTTGCAACGCTTAATTGGTAGTACTTGTTATCTGTTTTGTACTTGCTTGATTCCTCGAATTTAATTCCTTTCATTATTTAGGTGTTATTACTTTTATTTTTCCGCTCTTATATTGGTGGCAGATTACACCAGTTGGTAGTTTTACTGTTTTAACTATTTTATCTCTAAACATATTGTTTGTTTTTATTAGGGGTTTTTACACCCCTTTTATTTTTTACTTTAATAATTCTTTAATCTCAATCAATTTTTCAGAACCATCTAAATGAATGATTTGAAAATATGTTTTAGAATCTTGAATTACAATATGGTCAATATATTCTAGTTCGTTTATCTCTGTTCCTACTAAGTTTCTTGCTTTGGTCATTTGGTCTAAAGTATACATCTTGTTTGTTTGTTTTTAATTATGGTTCAAAGATACAAACACTATTTAGATAAACAATAAACTTTAACATACTTTAACATATTTATTTTTTTTAAACAAATTGTTTAATTTTATAACAAATAGTTTGTTTTATACATTTAATTGTTTTATTTTTGGTAAAATTAAATACTTTATATGTTAGAAGAACTATCAAAAAAAGATAAACTATGGCGCTCAATTGCCTTTAGAATTACGCACAATAAAGATAGTGCAGACGAATTAGTACAAAACATGTATCTAAGAATATTAGATTACGGTGTAGACTTAGGTAAGCTTACAGATTCATTTATTAAAGTGGTGCTATACAACTTGTTTAAGGATTCAAAAAAAGGAATATACAACACTATAAGTATAGAAGATTATAAGGAATTAGTAACAAATGACAATATAATTAGTTATAGTGATGAGGATTTATGCGTATTAAAAAAGATAGATAAGTTGTCTAAACACGAAAAAGATATCTTAAATTTATCTTATAATCATTCGTATAGACAGATTCAAGAAATAACAGATATAAACTATAATAAAGTTAATCGTGATTTATCTTGGATGAAAATAAAAGTGTTAGGAAGTAAATATAAAAGATAATGATTGATGAAATAGAATTTGTACCAGAGATTGTTAGCGATTGCGCATCAGACGAAATTAAATATAGAACAATGGATTTTTTATTTAATTACGAGGATGAATTAATCGACTTAGAGCAACTTAAAGACTGCGAACACAGGTTTGTTGCTTTAGAGCTTTATAACTTAGCAGAAGCGTGTAAAAGAGCCCACGATGCATGTAAGATAGTATTTAAGTAATAATCAAATATTGATTTCTATTGATTATGGAGGATAAAAGAAAAAACAACGGTGGCAATAGTACAAAAGCTAAAGGAGTAGATAAAAGAAAGAACACTTTTAAGTCTGCTCTAATCGATGCATCCACACCGCAAGATGTAATTGATATTATAAACGTAGTAAAGAAAACAGCAAAGAATGGCGATTTAAACGCATGTAAGTTATTCTTAGCTTACTACCTAGGCAATCCTAAAGATACAGTAGAGAACACTCATAATGTTACTAAATTTGATATAAAAGACTTATTTAAGTTTGATAGCGATAAAGGATAAATATAAAAGTTTAGGCTCAGATAGTAGGTACTTTGTTGTAAGTGGTGGTCGTGGATCTGGTAAATCTTATTCAGTTAATTTATTTCTATTACTATTGACTTATGAGGTTGGACACGTTGTATTGTTTACTAGATATACTTTAACCTCAGCTCATATTTCTATTATACCGGAGTTCATAGATAAAATTGATGCGTGCGATTTAAGGCATGATTTTCATATTACTAAAGACGAAATAATAAACTTAAAGACTGGCTCTAAAATACTGTTTAAAGGTATTAAGACAAGTAGCGGAACGCAAACAGCAAATCTTAAATCATTGGCTGGTGTTACTACGTGGGTTTTAGATGAGGCCGAAGAACTAGACAATGAAGATGTATTTGATAAAATAGACTTATCAATTAGAGTAAAGGATTTAGATAATAGGGTTATATTAATTTTAAACCCATCAACAAAAGAACACTTTATTTATAAAAGATTTTTTGAAAGTAAAGGTGTAGAGAGTGGATCTAATGTAACCAAACAAGATACTACTTACATACATACGACATACCTAGACAATGTCGAAAATCTATCGCAATCGTATCTAAATCGAATAGAAGATATAAAGATAAACAATCCTTTAGTTTATACTCACGCAATTTTGGGAGGCTGGCTAAACAAAGCTGAAGGAGTTGTTATTGAAAGATGGAGTTACGGAGAATTTAATCCTAATCATTTACAAACTTCTTTCGGTCAAGATTACGGATTTAGCCAAGACCCTACAACCTTAGTAGAGGTTGCAATTGATAAAGACTTAAAAAAAATATATGCTAAAGAATTACTTTATAAACCTAACTTAACAACTACGCAGATAAACGATATAAACAAATTGCATTGTGCAAAGAAGTTAATAATTGCAGATAGCGCAGAGCCTCGTTTAATATCTGAATTATCAGTAGAGTGTAATGTAGTTGGAGTAAAAAAAGGTGCAGGAAGCATAACAGCTGGTGTAATGTTCCTACAAGATTACGAGATTATAGTAGAGCCAAACAGTAGTAACTTGGCTAAAGAATTTAATAACCACGTCTACGCTGACAAAGGCTCTAAAACCTACAAAGATGACTGGAATCATTTAATTGATGCATTACGTTATAACGTATATTATCATTTGAATGGCTCAAGTGAGTTCTATTTACTACGTTAATTAGTAACAATTTTACACTTTATTAGTTATATAATTAATGAAGTTAAAAATAAATATACCAACAAGTTTAAACGATATTACAATAGGTCAGTATCAAAGAATGCATAAACTAAATGAATCAGATTTAGAAGGCATTGCTTTGGATAATGAGATATTAAAACTATTTACTGGTATTGAAAACGTTGGGGATATTTCTCAGAAAGATAGGGACAGCATATTAGAAAGTATTGCTAAGGCTTTGATTAGTGATGGCAAATTTAACCATCGTGTTAATCTTGGCTCTTTAAGTTTGGGAATGATACCTAACTTTGACCGAATGAGTGGAGATGAGTATGCTGATATAATTAAATATGCTGACAATGTAGAGGACTTGCATAGGTTTATGGCAGTTGCATACAGACCTATTAAACACAAAGACTTCTATAAAAATTATAGCATAGTAAAATACACAGGTACAAGTGAATTGTCCGAGCAAATGAAAGAACTACCTATGGCAATCGTAAAAGGTTTCAATGGTTTTTTTTTGAGTTTATCGAACGATTCAGGGGCTCATATCCAGAGGTGTACAGCGGAGGAACGAATGAAGGAAATACAGCTTTAAACTACTTTAATAAGTGGGGGTTTTACGCTACTGTTTACGATTTAGGAGAAGGAGATTTAGATAGAGTTGATAAATTATTAAGTACAAATATACACAAGTTGCATGTTTTATTAAGTATTAGAAACGATACTTTAAAATTAAAACATAAAATACAAAATCAAAAGTAATGAATCATTATTCTGAGCTATTATACTATTTAAAAGGAATACTAGAAAGCGACCCTTTAGTTAACACAGTTACTCAGGGAGAACTTGACATGGTTTCTTTAAACAAAATGGATATTTATATGCTTTGTCATATTGTAATAAACGAACCTTTGTTTACAAACGGGCAAACAGTTGGATTTAACGTAGAGGTTTTATGTTGTGATGTTGTGGATATTAATAAAGAAGTAAACGAAGATAAATTCTTTAAAAACGATAATGAGGTCGATGTACTTAACGAAACATTAGCTGTGTTAAATAGATTTTGGACTAAATTAAATCAAGATTTTGAACGTAAAGGAATAACCACAAATGACAATGTAACATTGCAACAATGGCTAAATGATAAAGATAATGCAGTTGGCTACGTGCTACCATTTACAGTCGAAATGCCGAACAAAAAAATGAATCTTTGTCAGTAGATGCTGAATTAAAAAGGTTCGGTAAGGTTGTAGTAAAAGAGGCTAAGACAGCACTTACTAAAAAAGATAAGAACGTTACAAGCGAGTTATATAATTCGATTAGGTTTGAATCTAAAGTAAGTAAGAATAGTTTTGAGTTATCCTTTTACATGAAGGATTATGGGAAGTTTCAAGACAGAGGTGTCAAGGGTAAATCTAGTAGTTTAAAAAGTCCCAACAGTCCATATAAATTTGGAAGCGGGACAGGTAAAAAAGGAGGTTTAACAGATGGCATTTTAAAATGGGTAACGGCTAGAAGATTTCAATTTAGAGATAAAAAGAATGGTAAGTTTATGAGTTATAAAAATACAGCCTTTTTAATTTCTCGTAGTATTTACCAAAAAGGAATAAAAGAAACTTTGTTTTTTACAAAACCATTTAACAAAGCGTTT